GATCGGCAACAATATCTGCTGCAGTTGCAAGCATAAAGTCATCCATGACGACTTTCATGCCATTTTCTTCCTTGATTGTCCCCAGTCCTCTAGAGGAAACGCCGAGTTTTACACCTTCATCAAGAAGATTCTTGGCAATGTTACCCATAGGAGTGTCGAGGATTCTCGCTTTTCCAATAAAATTGTTTCCCTCATTAGTAAGGGATGTGATTAGGTGTGACACACGGTCGAGATTAATCGTAGGACCATCAGGATGACCCAACTCTCCGAGTGCACGTCCTTTCTTAATGTATGATTCGTTGTATTTATCAACCTCTCTTGAAAGAGTTGAGACAGGATACATCCTACCGTTACGGTTTTTGATGGCACCTTGAAGGAACACGCCCTCAATAAAGTGACGCTTCTTTCCATCCTTGCCTTCGGTAATAGTTACCTTAGCGGATTCAATTTCCTCCCTGATCAGTTTCATCGGGTGTCTCCTCTGGTTGTTCTTCTGTTTCAGTTGATGCTTCTGGTTGCTCTACCTCTACCTCTTCCTCCTCGGGAGGCTCAGGTGCAAGAATAGTCTTACCAACCTCTGCTTTTCTCGCATCGATTGCATCGACGGCAGCATCTTTCATTCCAGTAGCAACGTAATCACTCACGTCCTTCTGTCCTGCAAAAAGTGCATTAACAATATCTAAGGCTGCTTGAGTAGGCATAATTTAATGAATCAATAATAGTATTTATATATTTCCTTGCTCATAGTCTGCGGGATCGATACCTTGCTCCGCAGGATCAGGCTCAGGAGGTTGTAAAGACATCTCCATTTGTGCCAATTCCAGTTGTTGCATTGCCATTGGGTCGATCAACTGTCCGCTATCTATTTCTTTCTTCATTTGCTTATCAATTTCGTTGAATTCTGCCTCAGTTTGACGTAGAATTTGACGTCTTAGATATTCTAATGAGAAATATTTACCCGCATATGGATCCATTTGCTGCAGCAAAGCAAGTCTTTCATTAAGAATTTCTTGTTGCTTAAGCTCGGAGAAGTAGTTATCTGCAACGTAATCGTATTGGATATGCTCCTTCATCACATCCCAATCTTCCAGTGTAATTACACCTTTAAGGACTAATTGGGTCTTCAGTAGATCATTAAAAAGATCACTGAAACGTTTGCGGAGTCGGACTATAAACTTTTGGAATTTAACTTCGTCTCTGGTAATCTCTGCAGATCTACCAATGTTAAAGCTGTTGTCTGATTCCAATCTGGACTCAGGGACGTTGAGTGCACGGTATAATTTCTTTTGGAAATACTTGACATCCTCCAACTCACCTAGGTTTTGACCACCTGGCAATGTAGAGATCTCTGTGCCTCTTCCTCCTTCACGTCTCGGTAGCCAGAAATCTTCTAGCATAGACATGAATTTCTTATCGTCACGAATCTCACCAGTATCCGCATTGTATACCAGTTTGTTTCTATATCGACTCATCACCTCGCGGAGATATTGCTCAGCTTTCTGCTTAGGCAGATTACCAACGTCAATGTAGAAGATTCGTCTTTCGGGTGCTCTGGATAGACGATAGATAACCAGAGAATCCTCAATCATTCTTAGTTGATTGAGTGCTTTGATTGCCTTATGTAGGTGAGATAAGACAATGTTTCTATTCATGTCCCTCTTACCAGAGTGGACATAACAGATTGCGTCAGGTGCAATCTTTACACCTTTATTCTCAAATCCACGGAGTCCCTTAGGAGCATAGATGTAATACTCTAAACTCTTAGGCACTAGTGATTCGCCAGTAGGATCGCCAGGTCCGTTTGCTAAACCTGATCCCCCTTTACCTCTGTCAAATTCAACAACCTTCTTGATTTTGCGAGGGTCGATGTATCTTAATTCCGTGATACCCTCTGCAGGATTATCAGGATTAATCATCTTATGGTAGAAAAGTCTACCATCGATATACCATCTACGGAAAATATCGTATGCTCTTCTATCAAAATCTAAAAGAGAGAGGACGTTTTCAAACTCTTCTCTAATTCTTTTCTTCATAGAATCGGAGACTTGGAGGTTAGAAAGCTCGATATCGATAGGATGATCGTCTAACTCACCTGCGATTGCCTCATTAACAACATCGTTGATAGCAGCATCCGCTTCTGGATGCAAACTCATCTCACGATATCTACCAATGAGATCCATCTCCGTGCCTTTCGATGACTCTTTGTCACCAAAATCCACATACTGTCCGAAATAACCACCCGCTACAATAGGTTCGGCAGCGTCCTCACTATCTTTACGCACGAAAGAAGGACCCTTCGCTTGCGAGGAGCCCTTCTTCTTGCGATCAAGAGAATAACCAAATAATTGTGCCATTCAAAAATGTAACTAGGTTGTAGTTATTTAGCGACTTCCAAAAACCTACTTTTGCTGATGGTGTGCTGCGTTAACGTCTGACGCATATGTCCAGTACTGAACCTGGAACTCTACAGTGTATTCTTCTGGTGTGTCGTTACTATCCCATGCAAGATCGATTGCTGAGATGTTACTTGGCCAGATACCCTCAAACTTGTATGCTCTGGTTTGCTCAGACTGTCTGTCATATTGACGGACAATAGCATTAGTTTGATATTGTTGAGGTGCGTCGAATGATTGGAAATTCTGCTGAAGTGCTTGGATCTGTGTAGACCAATTTTCCAGTTGACTTCTAATCACGAAGTTAGCGTCGTTGAGTACTGTAACAGTCCATGGTTCGAATGTCCTGTCACCTGCAATTTTAATCGTACGTCCTCTATATGGGACTTCGATTACACCGACGGTAGACGCGGGGATGTTTGCTGCTTTGACAAGCAACGTTGCAAGTGTAGAATCAGTATTAGTTTCACCTGCAGCGGCTTCTGCAGCATCACCTGCTCCACCTGATCCTCCGATTCCTGCTCCTTCCAATCCCGCACTTGGGAAAGTTAATTCGACTTGAAACAGATTGGGGCGGGCAAGATCCCCAATCTTATTTCTAAAATCAAATATAGGAGAGTTAATTGCCCCTCCCTCTATATTATTTGCCATGAGTTTAATCTCCTAAAATTTGAAATTGACTACGAAGTCGTAGCACGGTTTACTTAGGTTGCAACTTCAGAGAAGCTAGCTCCAGTCCTTGTTGCAGTAAAGGTTAGAGTAATGAAGTTAATAGATCTAGTAGGTTTGATGAAGATCTCAGCATAAAACTCTCCTCTGTCAATAGACTCAGGTGGGTTGTTAGTGCTGTCGCAGACAACCAAGAAGTCAGTAACGCCACGTCGTGACTGTACGGATCTCATGAAAGGTTCTACGATATTCTTGAAACCTTGGCGAGTAAACTCGTCATTCAATTCAAAGAGTTGTGTCTTAGCAGCTTGTGCAATCGCACCTTCCAAGACAAGGAATAGACGTCTTACGTTGATTCTATCGAATGCAGACTGATAAGCGAGAGCGGTCTTGTCTCCGAAGAGGACGATACCTTCGCCAGGGAATGCAACGATTGGGTTAACTCTAGCAGCGTAAAGTCTATCTCTGTGATCTTTAAGAGGAGAGTAAGCAAGTTTAACTGCGTTACGGAGTTGTCCTCTATTGAAACCTGCAGGTGAGAACCAAGGTTCCTGATTCAGAGTTGTGCTAAGTGTAAGACCTGCAATGTCTGCGTTACATGGAATGTAACGATAAACATCGTTGTAACGGTCATAGATGTATTTGTAGTTATTGTCAAATACTGCGTATGAGGAAGATGAAAGTTGATCAAAGAAACTGATAGTCTTGTCAACAATGTCTGTCACGTTAGGAATACCGATGACGTCTGCTCTGTATGGAGAAACAAATGCCATGCAATCCTTACGAGTGCTTGCAATGTCGATTACCTTCTGTGCCTTAGCGATTGTGTCACTCATGTTGCTCATTGAAGGTCCCATAAGGACGTAATCAACTTCTTGAGTTTCAGCATCACTAAAGAGATCGTAACCTGCAAGTAGTGAAGGTCTGTCAACAGTGTATCCATCAACTCCACCTTGGAGGTGATACTTAACTGATCCGTTATTCTTAGTGCCGATAACAGGAATGCTGTTAGGGTCAAGACCAGAAGTGTCGTCTCCACCGTAGAGAGCACCGTCTGACTTAAGGAGGTCAAAGTCTCTGTTGACTACGCTACCACCCCATGATCCGTCGGCAGTGCCAGAGCGGTCAAAGATGTTAGCAGTTTCGTGTGATCCCCAGTAGATATACTGAGACTTATTCATCAACACGTCAACATAGTAAAGTGACTCACCTTGAGGTGACTTAGCGTCAGATCCTTTAGACAAGTTAGTAAACTTCTCAAGCAATGCACCAGGTGTGCCTGTAAGTGCTCCGTCTCCATCAAGGACAAGGACGTGCAACAGGTCTCTGTATCCACCACGCTCATCTGCCCATGCTGATGTGCCTGGTCTTGGAGCAATGTTGATCCACTTCTCTCCTTGACCATAAGGTCTAGACTCATAGTCACTAGCAACTGCAACAGCAGATACTGTAGCAGCGTTTCCGTCTACAACAGTTTGGTTTGCTTGGAAGAGAGGAGAAGTCTTGTTAAGAGAAACTCTCAATTCTCTAGAGATTGACAAGATCTTACCAGATGTGCCAGTAGCAGATCCAGGTGATCCTGCGTTGTTTGCCAACTCAGTAATAGTGTCGCCAACTTCCCAGTAGTCAGATGCAGTGCTGTCTACGCTAATCTCAAGTTTCTGAGTTTCCTTATCGTATGCAACAAGGCGTCCAGAAATGTTTCCAGAAAGACCATTGTAGAAGTTGTCAGCAACAAAGTTACCAACCAAAGTGCTATTCTCTTCAAGAGTAAGGACTACAGTATAAGAATAAACCTTACCGAAGATGTTAGCAGGAGAGTAAGAGATCTCTGCACCAGATGCAAATTCCCACTCAGCAGAAGATGGTTGTGCAAGGTAAAGGACTTGATCCGCACCTGCGTCGGTGATCACAACTCTTAGAGAGTTACCGTGAGTACCAGCAGTTTTACCTGCCCACTTCCAGTTGTTAGAAGCATCCTTAATAGTTGACTCGTATGCATCAAGATTCTTAATCAGAGGAGCAGTAATACCAGTAGAGGTTTGCTCGTTAATTGTAGTCTTGTTGGTTGAGACAGTTAGGAGAGATACAGCAGATCCGTCAGTGTGTGCTGCAGCAGTTGTGCTGAGTGCACCACGAGTAACTGTAAGATCATTACCTGCGACACCTGAGACTTGAAGAATCTCGTCGTCAATTCTAATATAGGAGTTAGTACCTGCTCCGAGAGTTGCTACAGAAGCAACAGAAAGAGTGGTATCAGCATCAGTGAAAGTAGACCCTTCGTTAATAGTAGAAGCAGATCCTGCACCCTCGATGAGAGTAACTTGTGATCCTGCTGCGTGAGATACAGCTGCAGTTGCAAGTTGACCACGAGTAACAACAACGTCGTTACCAGAAACAGATCCGATTGAGACGATTTCAGCGTCGATCAAAAGAAGATCAGTTACATCGAAGTCAGTAGTAGACTGCACTGTAAGTGTAGTGTCGTTTGCACTAAAAACAGTATTGGTGAATTGTGCTGTGTCAATAGCATTCTTCAAAGAATTGCTCATTGCACGGACAATCTTCATGGTGCCACCATAAAGAAGATATTGTGCTGCACTAAACCAATACTCAAAATTCGAGTTAGTTGGTCTACCAAAAATTGCGAGAAGCTCCTTCTCACTAGTTACCGAGACGATTTGCTCTACTGGTCCTTTTTCAAAACTACCAACGATTGCGGCTACATTATCTACTGTAGCGTTAACAACGTTAGTTAGATCTCTTTCCAGTACAACAACACCTGGTGAAAGTTGCGTTGATGCCATGTTTGTATACTCCTAAAACGGGTCTAACAGATGCTATGAATATTTATTGTTTTAGGTATTTCAAAGGGGTGATCATGACGTGAGCATACTACCAGTCAGGATAGTCAGACCATTTTACTCTTCTCTTTCGGGATTTATTTACTCTTCTTATCGTGCATTCCTTACATGTATATGCATAGGCAGATGGGACGTTGCCTCGGTCTTTCTTTGTCATGTAAAAACCATCTATCAAGTCAAACGTCCTTAGACACCGCCTGCATTGTCTCTCTACAAATAGTAGATTTTCTAAACTAAATTCATCTTCAAGATTCATCTTCGGACTTCCTTGCCCAATATCCAAATGTCACACCTGCAGTAAAGATTACAAGGACAAACAGAATGTTTGCCATTGATACTAGGTTGCCTTCAATAATACTCATTTTATAAAGTTATGTTTAGATGTGCTACTCTTTGTCCTATTGTGGATGACAATAAATCTATCTGCTGCAAACGTCCCTGCAAGACAAACATCGATCTCGTCACCATCTTCCCAGTTTACATCACCATTCTTTTTGGTATGAAGCATTGCTTCCTGTATCTGGTCAATTACTTCTTTCGTTAATTTCATACTCAATTTCAATAACTTTTGATGACCTCCCTACGGAGTTTGCTCTAGTCAGTCTCTTCATATTACCACCTAATGACTTAGCGATGTGCTCTAATTCTTCTAGACATTGTGCTTCGAGATCCTCGTATGGATCGTAATACCTGTCAACTTTCATGAGATTCCGTATTGAGATAAGTCGTACTCTGGTATAGTTAGGGGAGCACCCTCACGAGGTTTTGGATCTCCTATCTTCTGTAGGATATCACCAGGTATTTTTTTAAGAGTGATGTCATAGGGTATGGGTGCGTTTGCTACGCATACCCTAATGCACT